GATCAAAACATATTTGGTATTGTTTCTTCGAGACCAGCTTATTTGATGAATGCCAAACAAAAGCATGAAAAGAATGCGCTACCAATTGCAGTGGCTGGTAGAATTCCTGTTAAAGTAACAGGTGTAGTTAACAAAGGAGATCGCTTAATTGCCAGTGATATTCCTGGAGTAGCTCAGGCAGCTTCTGTAGATGCACCAGCTTGGAGTATCATTGGTCGTAGCTTAGGAAACTTCGCAGGAGATGGCGTTGGTATAATCGAAGCCACAGTTGGAGTTCGTTAATAGCCATGCCACTAAACACACCAATTCTTCCGGTTGGAACATTCCTTGGCGAGCGATGCATTGGTTACGATCGATGGGGTTGGTATGCCGACGGCTATGGCGGATCCTACACTCAACTAATTGAGAAAAATTCAACAGTCTGCGGTTATGTTCCGCGGCCTAGAGATCCTGCTACTTTTGCAGACCCTGATGAAAAAATTGCCAAGCATTGGTTCAACGAGTTAACTGACGATGTCAATGAACTATTTGGTGATACACATGCAGGTGAGGGTCCTACAACAAACAGAACTGATCCAGAAACCGAAGATAACATTCGCTGGGGATGGGGCGGCGCCAACATTGAAACTGTAGATGCCACACAAAAAATTACTGCGGCCTTAACCAATGAAATTGTCAATAGAATTAACATCAGCACTTTAAGAACCAACAGTTCAGATCAAGAGTTGGTAGTTGTTGCTCGCGGCGAAAAGATGACCGAAAGCTTTTTTGATACAGCCATTACATTGCTAGATGGTGCAAGAGAAAAGCGCAACGAAGTTGATCCAGCATACACTCAACTTGGCACACTTGCTACCTATGATAGTTCTGGTGCTACTTGGTCCAACCAACTTGAATGTACCATTGAGGTAGATTTTGGCGGATATGAAAAAGGACGCCATTTCTTCAATGCCGGTGGCGCAATAAGATTTGTTTTTGGTCAAGTTGAAGGTTATGGTGCTGGTTATCACATCTGGCGTTGTATCTTCTTAGATCAAGGAACTTTGAATTTCACAGTAGAAAATCTGTCTAGTGTCAACACTCGCGGTATCACGCAAGATCGCGGCTATGCCAAAATGATTGACGCCGAACAACTGTTGTATACTAGTCCTTCTGGTTCCGGCGGAACCAGCTATGGCGGATATGGTGGGTATGGTGGGTATGGCGGCTATGGCGGCTATGGTGGCTACGGGGGATATGGTGGGTATGGTGGCTATGACTCATTTGGATGCCCATTGCCCTATGGCGAAGGTGGCTATGGTGGATATGGCGGCAGCGGCAGTTATGGCGGATATGGTCCAGGTTGGCAACACCTAGGAGGCTATGGTAGCTACGGTGGGTATGGTGGCTACAACGGAGGATATGGAACCTACGCTTCTAGCAGAGCCAAAATCTACGGTGAATTCCACAATGGCAATTTGAGATTTAGAATCCTACTAGATAATTCGGGTATGGGTGTGCTAGTGCGTGGGAAAACCAGGTTGGTTGTAAGTAAAACACAACCAACTGCAATAACAGAAAACGATGTTACACTAACACTTCCTAGTCCAACAGTCACATTAGTTGAAGATTGGCACCTGGTCTAATTGGAAAAATCCATTCAATTTTGTGTCGCTAAATAACAGCGCACATAATTAGTTTGGATTTCAATGGACCAGCAAAAACTCAATGAGGCCTTGGCCTTTGCAAATTATCGATTAACACTACAGGTACAGCGTCAAAACATTGAGGCTACCTTTCACACCGCCTTGATTCTTTCGCATCAAGGCTCAATTTTTAAGGTTAGTCGCGAACTTATTTCTTTTGCAGAGACTGCCTTACGCACAGGGCAAGCTTTGCTGGTTGACGACCAGACTGGTAATGTTGTTCAAATTGACAATCCACAAGAATTTTTGAATCTTTGCTTTGAAACATATAATGCTGCGATGCAGGCAAAAAAGGTAGCCCAGCAACAGCTTAAATCTGCTAGGTCAACTGCTAAAATTGTAGGGCTCTAACTATGTCTAGCAAGGGCTTTATGATGTTCGCATACAACAACGAACAACTAGACTATACACAGTTGGCTATTGTGGCTGCTTATGCAGTTAAAAAATACATGCCGGATTACCCGGTTGTACTTGTCACTAATCAGCAAAGCCTAGATCATTGTCAACAAACTCACGGCCATGAATTAATGAATGCTGCCTGGGATGATGTGATACTCACAGACCCAGATTACGAAAGAAATATGCGATTACATCACGATGGCGCATATTACAGTTTCAACGCACAGTTTACCAATACTAATAAACACGACATCTATAATCTAAGTCCCTTTGATGAGACTATTTTAATTGACACTGATTACCTCTGTGGCAATGATAACTTATCAAAATTATTTGGCGGACCATATGATGTTGCCATGTACAGAGATGCTCGCAATCTACGCATGGAAGAGCCCTTTACCACCGAACGGTGGTTACACTACGCTGGCATTCGCATGTGGTGGTCAACTGTGGTTTATTGGCGCAAAAGCGAAGAAGCAGAACATTTCTTTAGCGTTTGGGCCGCAGTTAAAAAGAATTGGGAATACTATCGTTTTCTTTACAAGTTTCCGGGTAGCTTATATCGCACCGACTATTCTGCCAGCATTGCCGCGCACATGTGCGATGGCTGGCAAGACGGTGGCTTTATTGGCCAAATTCCTAACTACATGCGCTATCAAGATCAGCGAGACGACATCATCGAAGTCAAAGGTCCTAATCATTGGGTCATGCTGAGTAATCTGCCCGAAGAGTGGAAAAATCTAGCCGTAGAAATTCGTGGTGAAGACATTCACTTAATGAATAAAAAGAGCATACTTCGTAACTATGAAAAGCTTATGGAGATGCTGGCATGACAGTCCATATCTTAGTTGAAACAAACGGAACCATTGAGCATCAGTTAGCGGAGATTACCAAACATGATGCAGTACTCATTGACGCCCAAGAAAAATTTAATGTAGTTGACCTGTCAACAAAGACACTTGGTGAAAAAATAAAACTACTTGCCGAAATCAACTATGAGCCAGGTGATGTTGTTTGCTTTGCAGGCTTGTGTCTAAGACAGTTTACAAAAACTGCTAGAGATCTAGCCAAGCTAAAAAAAATTAATTTGATACCTGGGACAGGTGTTGATCATAGACTACAAACAATCTGGCCAAACAAAATAAGCCGTCGACTTCCTATCGATAAAAACTTCTATGCAGTTTGGCCGTCGTTGTTGATCATCGGTGATGTTGAAACAGCACACCAGGGATTTAGTGTAATAGGTCAACTGATTGCCGATAACACACAAGCATGTTGGCCACACTATGTTCCAGAAGATCCAACACTAGAACAAACATTATCAATCTTGTCCATAATGGAAAATTGGCAAGCACCAGACTGGTTTAAATTAGTTGACCTAAGCATCAGAGACCTAGAAGTTGTGCCAGTAATGTATGCCACACACGCATGGCATGACTGGATTGCTTTTTATCCAGCCAATGGCAATTTTAAATTAGAAAATCACACACAACTCTATCCAGTCTGGCTAGCTGGAAGTTTAAAGCCATTAGAATATTGGAAAGTATGAGCACCGGTATTCAATTTGAACTTCGAAAACGCGAACGAAAACGCAATGAAATTTGGTCAGTGCAATACAACATTCACACTGGCCAAATTATTGGAATTGAACCTGGCGCTAGCACAGCTACAGATCGATTGACACTTTCATTTGCCAAGGTGCGTCCAATACTTGAAGGAACCAGGAACCAGGGTAATTTTAGGGTTGGATTCAATGAAGCAATTGGTGCGCTTGATCTCATTGATGTTCGAGCACCAAAGCCAATTGCCACCAAGAAAAAACAGCGTAGCAGCCATGGTTGGCTGACTATCGGCGAATACCAAGGTGACATAGACTCTGACCTAAGAGCTTTGCTATTCAATGAGAATGGAATATTAAGGGTTGAAGCTTCTCGAATGTGGGCAAGCGGTGCCAAAGAAGCACTATCTCGTGAAAACACTACAGAAACCATTCCATTGTTTATCACAGATATTGAAGATCCCCACCAGTTACTGGGCTTTTCAGAAATTAAATTAAACGACATTATTGAGCGCGGTTTCTGGGAAACCAGACTCTGGGCATTTATAGATCATCAGATTGTAACTCGCATACTGTATCAGGGACAAAAAATTAGAATTAACTTGCCAGCAGTGGCACAGTCGTTGTTTTTTACTCGACTCAGCCAGTACTCAGAGTTCACTGGCATCATTGATGACCAGACAGTGATGAGTCACATTGGACCTGGCAAACATGTATCGCTGTTTGTCAAGGATGGTACGCTTTGGGCACAGAGCCATTACCAGCCCGGTGGTGCCATTGACCAGCTCAAAGGACATTTACAAATTGCAGTAGTAAACGGAACCGATTTAGAATCATTTGTTTCTTGGGCCTGGTTACCTGCGCTATTGCTAAGACAATCCCAGCCGTTTGAAGTGTTACCAGATTGGTCACACCAGCAACCGCCTTCGGCGTTATATAAGGCTAACAATATTGACATAGGAGTCCTTCCGTGAAAACCCCAATTAGTGAATTTGATGTAGTGTTTATCAGCTATGACGAACCAAATGCTGATGAAAATTATGCCGACCTTTTAGAAAAATGCCCCTGGGCAAAACGAAGCCATGGAGTGTATGGCAGCGATGCTTGCCACAAAGCGGCTGCAAAGTTGGCAGAAACAGAACGCTTTATTACCATCGATGCCGATAACAAGGTACGCCCAGACTTTTTTGAACTAGAGCTGGATCTACGCAAGTTTGATCGCAGTGATGTTCTTTCGTGGTCAGGTAAGAATGTTATCAACGGCTTGGTGTATGGTAATGGTGGCGTCAAGCTTTGGCCAAAAAAGGTTGTTGAGCAAATGCGTACACACGAAGCTGTTGATAACGGCCCAGGTGCTGTAGACTTTTGTTGGGACATTCATTACCATCAACTTAATAATATCTATAGTGATGTGTTTAACAACGCTACACCATATCAAGCATATCGTGCAGGATTTAGAGAAGGCGTAAAGCTGGCATTACATGATGGCCGTCCAATGGACTGGCGTCAAATTGCTGAAAAGAACAATTTTAAGAATCATCGTAGACTACTGGTCTGGATGAGTGTTGGACAAGATGTAAACAATGGACTTTGGGCCATGTACGGCGCAAGGCTTGGCTGCTATTTGACTAACATTCGCAAAGATTGGGACTATAAACTTGTTGCTGATTTTGAATGGCATAATCAATATTGGAGAGAAGACATTATGCCGCAGTTTGCCGGAGACGAAGTGACTTGCCCAGTCAGCAAATACTCTTGGAGCAAAACCAAGCTCATGGCAGAAACTGTCAAGCTAGGACGAGTAATGCGTCAGGACTTACGCCTTGAAATTGCTGACCTAGACGAAGCTGGCAGTCGCTTCTTTAAAGCCAGTTACTTTAACCCACATCGCCTTGGACCTACTGTCAAGGAAAGCGATGTTGAACAGTTTATTTCGGAGTAAGCTTTGTTAGATGTATTTTTCATTAGTATGCAGGAAGAAGGTGCTGATGAAAACTTTGCACGGCTACAGGAGTTTGCCCCCGATGCTTGTCGCATTGACAATGTAGTTGGAATTTATAAGGTGCATCGCACCTGTGCCGAGCGTAGTAAAACAGCAAATTTTTGGGTTGTAGATGCCGATGCTTGGATCATTGATGGGTTTGATTTTAACTGGCAACCCAATGATAAAATACAGCATTGGGGAATACCCGAATCTGAATGCGTACATGTTTGGCCCAGCATCAATCCTGTCAACGATTTAGCATACGGGTATGGCGCTGTCAAGGTATTCCCCCAAAAGCCATTCTTAGAAAACAAGGCCTGGAGCGTTGATGTAACTGCTTCTGTGGCACAGTTGGTTACCAGAGATATCATCAGTTGCGAAACAAGATTCAATGCTACGCCGCAAAGTGCCTGGATAGGCGCATTTCGTGAGTGTGCTAAAATGGCTTCATTGGCTATAATTAAAAATAGAATTAAAAACATTCGTCAACAAGAGAAAACAGAACTAGAAGAACTGTCCGAGTATATTGAAGCACAAGAGTGGGACAAGGATAAGAAAAATAACTATCGGCGTAGTCGTTCAATGGTTATCACAGATCATTACAAGTCTCAAAAAGAAATTTTTCATTACTGGGAAGAAATGGAAGAAATAAGCCAGCGTCAGTTAACATGGTGTACCAGAGGGTGGGACAATAAAAATGGAAAGTATTCTGTGCTGGGAGCGCAAGCCGGTTCAACATATGGACTAAAGTACAGCGACTCACCAAAATTAGATTTAATCAATGATTGGACTTGGCTAGAAGAGGAATTTAAAAAAAATGTCAATATTTGATAAAGCCAAGCTAGGTAACAAGGAAACACATTCTCTTGGTAAATTTCCTGTGGCGTTTTTAAGCTATGACGAACCCAATGCTGATCTGCACTGGGAGCATTTGAAAAGAAATAGGCCTGGTAATCTTGTTGCTAGAGTACACGGAGTCAAAGGCTTCGATGCCGCACACAAGGCAGCAGCCGCAGCCTTCCCTACAAGCAGTCATGTAATAACTGTAGACGCAGATAATCTTGTCGATTTGAATTTTTTTAATCTCCAATTGCAGGCAGATATTAAATTGCCAATCAGCTACTCGTGGAACGGGCGGCAACATACCAATGGACTGATGTATGGCAACGGCGGAATCAAGCTGTGGAGTAAGATTCATTTAGAGACCATGCGTAGTCACGAAGCAGCCGATACCGAAAGAGATGCTGTAGACTTTTGCTGGGACGGTTCCCAATATAAAACGCTGTCTGGCTGCTGGTCAACCACATACACCAATGGCAGTCCTTATCAGGCCTTTAGAGTTGGCTTCCGTGAAGGTGTTAAACTAAGCATGGATCAAGGGCAAGTAGTGCCATTTGAACAGTGGACCAGTAAAATTCACGGGGCAAATTTCCAGCGGTTACTGACCTGGATGACTGTGGGGGCAGATGTCGAGCATGGTTGGTGGACAATCTATGGTGCTCGTTTAGCGGTCAAACTGTTGCAGTACGATGACTTTGATCCAACACATATTCGCGACTATGAATGGTTTAAAGATTTTTTTGAAAGCCACAGCAAAGCCGATCCTATGAAATCAAGCAAACAATTGCGTAAAGCAATCAGTGCTGGGCTAGGCTTCGCGCTACCTGAATTTGATGCTGATCATAGTGCAGTTGTTAAGAGACTACAGTTCCATCCTAACAAAGAATTAACAAACGAAGATGTGGCAGCACACACAAACTTAAAACTGTATGGTTGGGTTAATGGATAAGTCTGTTGAATTAAAAAACTCCATGTTGATTTTCTTGGACGAAACCGTTGGGTTTCGTCGAAGCTTGCATTTTTTACATCGTTGGTATGAAACGCAAAACCAAGAAGACCTTATCAAGTTGATCGTTGAAATAGGCAAAGAACATTACCTTAACCTATGGCCCTTGGTTAATTACTGTCTAGGCAAAGGAGATCACATTGATCAAACTGTGCATGGCTTGTTTTTAAAACATCTTCGCTTACCAAAGGAATGGACAAAAGGACAAGACATCATGCTGAGTCCGGTACCAGCATGGCTAATACAACAAACAAACTTGTCTTACACTGACAATCTTGACATACAAGAAGGTCGATTCTGGGAACTGCACGACTGGTTATGTGAAAACAGCAAATTATTTGATAATCCTTTGTCAGCAATACCTTATGTGCTTGGCAAAATCAAAGAATCAAAAGAAGATATTATTAAACTCAACAAGTTACTAGAAATTTTCTTAGGCGAAACATTGTTGACATGTTTAAAAAACGAGTCAATGTCCTGCTTTGTGAATGAAGTTTCCAAGTACTATCCAGAACATGCTGAACAAATAAGTCTGCTTGGACAAATAATTGAAGAAAACCCTGAGCTAAACTGGAAAGATGCATTGAGTAGAAATCAAATACAAAGCAAACTTTGGTTACTGGACAAAATGCAAGCCAGTGGTGTAACTAGTAAATCTCAGATAAAAAATATTCTTGAGCCACAGACTATTATTGTTGTTGGCGGTTGGGTTGGAATTCTACCTTGGCTAATGACCATGACTGATTTTGAATTTTATAAATTGGTGCATACACCAGAACTGATCAACATCGATCTAGACAAAACAGTACATCCAGCCGCTGAAAAATTAGTTGGCAATGCAAGCAAATTCAAATATCGTAGCTTGGCCAAGGACATTAAAAAATACAATTTTACACAACACAAAAATCTAATAGTGATTGATACTATCGTTGAGCATTTCAAAGACCACGGAAAGTGGATTAAAAGCTTGCCTAAAGGCACACTGGTTGTACTACAAGGCAACAACATGTTTGATGTACCAGACCATGTAAATTGTCACAACAGTCTTGAAGAATTTGTTGAATCGTCTGGATTAAATACCATACTATGGAGCGGAGAATTGATATTAAATAAATGTCTGCGCTTCATGGCTATAGGTAAAGTATAATGGATCCACGATTTAAGCTCTATGATTTTAAAGTTGACATTGAAAAGCTAAAAGAAGAAACACATCGGCTTCTTTGGGATAGCACCACAGGTCGATATCAGCATCAGCTGTCTTTACAAACCAACGGAGACGCTGACTGGCAGTCTGGTACCGGCAAGCGCGAAGGTGAAAATGAAGCCCAGTGGGATAAACTACATCCTGACCTGGTTGGAACTTGGTGGGAAGGCTTTTTAACCAGCTTTCCTTTCAAGGTGTATAGAGCCAGGCTAATGACCATGTACCCTAGGACCTGTTATAGCATTCACACAGATATGAATCCCAGGGTTCATATTCCTATAGTGACACATAGACAAGCACGGTTTATTTTTACGACCCCTCCGTCACTGAGACATTTACCTGCTGATGGCAGCGTGTGGTGGGTAGATACCACTAAAGAACACTCGGCCATGAATGGCAGCTTAATTGATCGTATACACTTGGTAATGTGCTTGGTAAACACCAACGAAGATTAGCTGATACATACAGGATGAGCCTGCGTGTTGAATTAGCCTATTCTGATAATATTGATCCTTTCTTAAAAGACTACCAAGCTTTTTTGGATCGTATTGCTACCTCTGATGCTCCTGCTCTCGGCAACATGGGCTATGATGCTCCTGCAGGGTTAATGTATATTGCACAACAACGGCTTCGGTGGTTTCAAGGTCAAGGTCATATTGCATTTTTATATGACCTTGATCAGATTGTTGGAGTCAGCTGTGTTGAGC